GCGACCGTCCTGGTCCTGCCGTCATAATTGGTGATATCGCTGAATGTTGCGGGGGTCAGCGTCTTCTCGCCGTGGAGCCGCGTATTTGCCGTTGAGCCTGTGCTGTACCAGTATCCTCCCAGCAGCAGGTTGGCGGAGGTGATGGTGTCGCCCGGGTTTACCTGGATATTGTTGAACCTTATGCCGGCGCCGGCCTTCGTATAGAGCTTCTCGTAATCATACACGTGGGTGAGCGCCCATACCTGCCCGGGGTCGATATATTCCGGCTCATACAGCAGTTGTGTCGGCGGCTGCCTCCCGTAGTCCTTGCCCTGCCCGTTGCCGGCCTGCGCCAGGTAGTTGCCCGCCGCCCACGCGTATGCCGTGTGGTTGTAACCCATAGGTGCAAAGTCCGCCACGATCGAGCCGTACTTCCTCTCGCCCTCCAACCACCATAATTCGTACCAGTATTCGTGCTGGACGTAATATTTTGAAAAGACATCCGCTACGGCATCGGGAAACCAGTAGGATGTATAGGCGTTCAGCTTCAGCCTGCCGCCCCAGGGCCCCTGCCCGTAGACGTAAAGCCGGTTGGCGAACTTTGAAAAGTCGGCCCTCCGCGTGATGCCCTCTATGTTCTTGCGGTACCTGATCTGCTGGCCCTTGCCCTCGCCGATGTTGCTGGTCCAGTGCAGCTTGTTGTCCTCGTCTGCCCACATGAAACCGCCCAGGATCTGCCGGAGCTTTTCCATGGCGCCCCACCAGGTGTCCTGCGGCACGTCCAGCGAGATCACGTCCGTGTAGTCCACCGTCCCCGCCGTCAGCGGGTAATCCGCGTTCTGCAGCGCCAGCAGCTCGCCGAAGATCACGTCGGCGGCCTTGTCGTCGGCGGAGTATTCGATCACCACGTCGCGCTGGAACTTTGCCCGCGCCTCGATCCCGGTGTTCATTTCATCCTTCCCTTTTTACTGTCATCTCGTTTTTCAAATGTCGCCCGCCTTCCCTCATGTCATTACGCCTTTCAAATATCATTGCGAACGAAAAAATGTCATTGCGAGGCCGCTCTGCGGCCGTGGCAATCTCAGGGCGGTCCTTAATGCTCGTCCTCCTTGAAAAGCACCACGCAGCGCGAGATCACCGAGCCGTCCTTGATGTTCCTCACCCAGACCTCGTATGCCGGCGTAAAATATGCAACCATCTCGTCGTCGACCTTGCACTTGAACCTCAGCACGTCGGGCGTGGAATCGGCGCTCTGCTCCAGCGTGGCATCCCAGAACTCTCGCACGATGCCCACCAGGCTGCCGTCGGCGATGTGCACCTCCAGCTGGTACTCCGTCGGCTGGAAGGGGATGACCACCATCGTGCCCGTGAGCGTCCCCTCCCCCGCGGCCGTGGCCGCGCAGAAGACGTACGTAAAGGGGTCCGCGCAGGCTATCGTCGCGGAGGTGTCGTTGTACTTGAAGGTGTTGTACTGGCCGTTGTTAAACATTTTTATCAGTTTGCGTTTTTGCGCAGGTTATTGGTAATGCCATTTCGAGCGAAGCGTGGCAATCTCATTTCCCCCATGTCATTGCGATCGAAGCGTGGCAATCTCAGAGCGGGGTAGTCTTACCTCACCGCCAGGAAGTACAGCGTCGCCGTGGCCGAGGCCGTGGCGCCCGTGCGCGTCCAGGTCAAGGTGAAGCCGTCCGCGTCCATGCTCTTCACGATGGCCGCCTCGGTTTTCCCGGCCGCCTCGTACATCTCGCAGATCGCCCCCACCGGTATGAATGTCCCCGCCGCGTCGGTCTGGTAGAGACAGAACTCGCTCAGCCCGAAATCGCAGAATCCCACGCTCATCATCTTGCCGCCGCTCACGTTGGCCAGGCAGAAAAGCGCGCGGGGCTTGAATCCGATTCCGGTGTAGGCCACGTCGCCGCTGGCGGCGTCCATGGCGCGCGTCGTTGAAAGTGTGTTCGAATGCAATGCCGAGCCCTGCGGCGTGAAGGCCATCGCGCTTGATCCGATGACGCACTTGGCGCCGTCGAAATAGGCCGATGTGTCGCCGGTGAGAACCTGGCAGGCGCACCAGACGTAGGTCGCCGCGGCATCCACCGTGCGCGTGACGGTGAGTTTCTCCCAGGTCGAGCCGCCCGTGTGGTAGGAGGACGAGCTCGTGCCTGCCGAGTCAGTTAAAAAAATCCTGGCGCGGCTGGCCACACTGGCCCAGACCCAGCAGGAGAAGGTGATGGTCTTGCTCCGCAGCCCCACGGGGTCAGGCAGCGCCTGGTACGAATAGCAGTTGGTGCCGGCGCGCGTGACCTTCAACGAGTAAGAGCCAAATTTGTACTGCGTATTGGACCGCGACTGCGAGGCGCCCCCGCCTGCCAGCGTCCAGCCGGTGGGCGGGTCGTTTATCTCCATGTCGCCGTTGACCAGCATGTTCAGCGCGGCCTGGTTGGTCAGGTCGTGGACGGTGCTGGAAAGCACAGCGGCGGCGTGCGCGGTGTCGGCGTTCTCAAGCGCGGTAATCGCGGCCTGCGCCTCGGTAATGTCCGCGGCGGTCACGTAGCCCCTCACGTACTCGGCGGCTGTGTGCGTCACGTCCACCGTCCCCTGCTGCGCGCGCGTGATGGTGAGGACGTCGCCCGCCACGTTGGTGATCTTCACGATCTCCGCGTTGGTGGTGTCCGACTTGTGGATGGTGGCGTACATCGGGGAAGCGAAGCGCGCCCCCTCGCCTGCGCCCAGCGTGCAGGAGGCTGCGCCGGCAAGGCATTGCGCCGCCAGCGCGCCGTAGGCATTGTTTTTAACCGTATTCCAGGTGGTTGTCATTCAAATTCTCCTTGCAACGGAAGTGTCATTGCGCTCATGCCATTGCGAGCGAAGCGTGGCGATCTCAGGGAGGCCTACTGCAGCGTGGCCGTGATCTCCCCGGCGTAAAATGTGCAGACTTCCCCCTTGGCGACGCTCTTGGGCGCGGTCAGCGCGCCGTGGTAGAGCAGGTTGCCTCCGGAGACGGCGTCGTAGATGCCGATGTAGTTGATCGTCCCCCAGCTCGCGCCCGCAGCGGGGAACTGCACGTTGTTGGAGTTAAGGCAGGCGGTCGGGTCGGAGCCGGCCTTGGAGGGCGCAGCGAAGGTAATCGCCTGGCGGGCGTAGTTCGAAAGCGCCAGCTCGCCGGTCCCCACGTCCGTGGGATCCGCCTGGAAAAGGGCAAGGTAGACCGTCGCCGGCGTGGCGTAGGCGGTCGCCCGCAGCACCGCGTTTAAAATCTCCGTTTCAAGATAGGTTGATATGCCCATTGTTTCTCCTTGTCATTGCGAGGGCGCCCTTCTTATGTCATTGCGAGCGCAGCGTGGCAATCTCATCCCCTCATGTCATTGCGAGGGCGCCCTGCGCCCGTGGCAATCTCAGGGGCGGCACCCCCTCCTCACAATGAAAATCAAATTAGTGGTACCTGTCCGTCCAGGCCACTGTGTAACTCCCCGAGAAGCCCGCCACCGATAGCACATTTGCCCCCGGCACAAGGTAGGGGAACTCCCCTTCCACATTCGCCATATCGGATACGTCGTTAAGCGTGACCAGCCACCGCTCGCAGTCGAAGATAAGCACGTCGGAGGGCACAAGGTCGCCGGTCCATTCGACGGTCTGCCCCTCGGTGGTGTGCTCGATGGAGACGGTGGTGCCTATCAGCGTGTCGTCGCAGGTCAGCGTGATCAGCGGCCGGGTCCTGCCCGTGCCGCCCGGCGTGATGGTGATCTCCTGCGGGTCGGTCGTGATGTCGCTGCCCTCTGCGGTACCCGTGTTTTTGTAGGCCAGCGGGTCCAGGCAGAGGAATGTGAGCGCGCCTTCCCAGTAGGTGCCGCGGAAGTTGCCGGCCAGCGAGACGAACCTCGCCTCCCAGTAGCGGTCCGTGATGGCGTTTATCTCCAGATGCGCGTCCTGCGTCTCCTGCAGGTACTTCTTGACGCTGTCAAGGTTGGTTACCACGTTGGCCAGGCTGGTGCCCGTGACCACCACCTCAAAAACAATATACTTCGGCTTGTTCTTCGACTCGGCGGCGTAGCCCTTCTCATTTGTCTGCGCCCAGTCGACGACATTCTCCGTGGGGATGTCGAACTCGATGGCCCTCAGGTTGTACGTGGAGAGGTCGGTATTATTGAAGGTGATGCTCATGATTTTCCCCTCATGTCATTGCGAGCGCAGCGTGGCAATCTCCGGGTGTGGCGGCGGCGTGAAAGGAAGCTGTCATGACTGGAGCCTCTGCTGCTTGTAGAACTCGCGGGCGATCTGCCGTGTAAGCGCGGCAATGTCCTGGTCGGAGCGCAGGGAGGGGTTGTAAATATTTATCGTGGGCGCCGCCATCTCGCTGTTCGCGCCCAGGAACTTCTCGCCGCCGTGCGCGATGACCGGCACCGGCTGCCCGATGGGCCCCGGTACCACGCCACCTGCGGCATAGGAGCCGCCGACCAGGCTTTTCATCCAGGGCGGCAAATCAAATGACGGCCAGCTCGGCCCTCCCCCTTTCGGCAGGCCGCCCCACGATGCCATAAAACTGTCGACAGCGGCCTTTGCCTGGTTCAGCCAGGTCACCAGCGATGTCAGCGCCTCGACGATGCTTGTCAGCGCGGGGAAAATCGCCATGGACGCCTGGTTCTTCAGCCCTTCCCAGGCGAAGCCCAGGTCCTCGAATGCATCCTGCGCCCTGTTGGCCGCCGCCACCTGGTCCACGGAAAGCACAATGCCCAGGCTGACGGCCCTCTGCTCCAGCTCGGTGAGGTTGGATATCATCGGCAGCAGCGATGTGCCTGACCTGCCGAAGACCTCCACCGCCGCGGCCGCGCGGACCGTGGGATCCGGGATTTTGGCGATGGCCTCGGAGATTTTCCTGAACTGGTCCTCCGGCGAAAGGTAGGAAAGCTCGCGGACGGAGAGCCCCAGCCGCTGGAAAGTCTCGATGGCCGGGCCGCTGCCCCTGAAGGCTTCGGTAAGTGTCACCGCCATGCGCTTCATGGCCACCTCGACGTCTTTCAGATCTGCCCCCGACTTCCTGGCGGCGTAGTCCCACGCCTGCAGCGCCTGCGTGGAGACGCCCACCCGCTGGCTCATCTCATCGATATTGTCGGCGAACTCGGCGGTGGCCTTTACCATCTGGCCGATGCCCGCCATTATCCCCGCCACCGTCACCGCGGGCAGGATGGCGCTGAAGGCGCCGCCCAGCGTGCCGCTGAAGCCCTGCGCCTCGCTCTTGACGCCCTGCAGCCCCTGCTTGAAATCATCGAACTTGGCCCCGATCACCACGAAAAGCTTTGCAAGCTCGCCTGCCATCAGGCCACCACCTCCCTGCCGCCCATGGCCCTGTTAATCAGCCGGACGGTATTGAAAAGCTGCTCATCAGACATCTCTTTTTCTTCCTCTTTGAATTTCGGCATGAAGTCCTGCGGCTGGTACTCCTTCTGGTCCCTGCCCCTGAAAATATTCGCCAGCGCCGCCGTTATCAGCGCCGGCCGCCAGTTCAGCCACTCCTCCTCCTTCAGCTTGCGCGCCAGCAGCGCGCCGAACTCGCCGGGCGTCAGCGCCCAGAACTCCGCCTCATTTAAACGCAAATCGTACCGCCCGATGCTCCATAGCTCGAGCCACCCGGGCGGCTCTCCGGGTTTTTTGGTTCGTCCCCGGAGGCTTCCTTTTTCTCTTCGGATTTGCCCTTGCCCCAGAGCAGGGCCAGCGCGGTCACCAGCTCGTACTCGTTCCCGGCGTGTACCATCTCCTCCACCTGCTCCTGCGTCAGCGCGGGGTCCTCGTGCTGCAGGCAGACCAGCACCAGCCTGGCGAAATCGTCGGGCGTGAGCCGCTCCACGGGCAGCCCCTGCAGCAGGTTTATCCCCGTCAGGTCAAGGTATTTTTTCATCCCTCCCAGGGTCAGCTTCAAATTGCGCTGCTTGTCAAGGTAAACCGGCACGGATTCCATCTCGTCTCTCCTTTAAAAAAGTAAAAGGGGCCCGCAGAGGCCCCTTTCCTTTCAGATTCAGTTTTTTAGGCCGCCGCCCTGGTAACGTAAACGATGTAGGTCTTGGGCGCCTTGTTGGCCTCGTAGCAGGTGATGGTGAACTTGGTCACGGTGTTGGCAGCGCCGATGGTCAGCGCGCCCGACTGGTTGCCCGTGACCACCGTGGCCGTGGTGCTGTCGTAGCCGTTGAGGATGGTGATGGTATGGCTGGCAGCCGTGGGCGTGAACTTCACGTAGGTGGACGCGGTATTGACCGCCACCGTGTAGGTGAAGGTGCCGATGGCGAAGTTGGGGATGAAGTCCAGCGCGCCTCCGGCGTTCTCCTCGATGCCGGTCAGGTTGGACATGCCTGTCGATGCCGTCATGCCCAGCGTGGGCTGGCCGGTGATGGTGAGCGTGAAGCCGATGGTCATGGGATCGTCGTTCAGCTTGGAGAAGTCCACCGCCTTCACCCAGGCATTGAAGCTCCAGGTGGTGCCCAGCGCCGTGGGGAAGGTGATCACGTAGGCGTCATAGGTGGTGGACTCCGAGTTGAAGGCGGCGATCACGGCATCGATGCCGTTGGTATCGCCCGTCTTCAAATGCACCGTGAAGCTCACCTCGCCCGGGATCTTCCTGCCCTTTATGAACTCCTCCCAGATGACGTCCAGCTCCGTGGCCTTTTTCATATCGGACGACATGTTGGGCGGCTTGATCTCCACCACCGCGCCGATGGCGGAGCCGTTGATCGAGATGGTCGAGCCTTTGCCGATTTTCGCGCTTGTTGTCATAGTAACCTCCGTCAGTGTGTTTTAAATGTCATTGCGCCTTTCAAAATGTCATTGCGAGGGCGCTTGCGCCCGTGGCAATCTCAAAATCCTCATGTCATTGCGAGCGAAGCGTGGCAATCTCAGGGCGGGGCAAACCATCCCCCTCCTGTTGCCGTGTGAGATCACCACGTCGCCTGCGGCTCCTCGTGATGACATGATTAAAATCAGTTGTAGTCAATCAAATAGTCGGACGAGATCATGGTCTCCTCATCGAAGAGGTCGACGTCGACCCCGTGCTGTATCCAGTTGATGTAGATGCTTCCCACCGTGCCCTGGTAGGCGCTCAGGGTGGACTTGATCAGCGCGGCGATGGTCCTGGCCTCGCTGTAGGTCTCCGCCACCGCGTTGAACTGCACCCTCGCATGCCCCAGCCCGGCCTCGGCCGCCAGCTCGTACTCGGTGGTCTCCGAGATCTTCTGGTAGGTCACGTAGGGTTGCTTCACGTTCTGCGGCGCCGGCACCGGGTAGATCCTGTCGCCGACGCTGGCCGCCAGCGGTGTGGTCAAAATCGTAACGAGCGCTTCTTCAATCATTTCGCCACCGCCTCAATAAGCGCCTTGAGCCTGGCCACAACGCCGCTGTAGATCCTGCCGCGGGTCATGTCCCAGGCGGGGCGGAAGAAGGGATGCGCCGCCGCAAACTTTGTGCCGAACTCCACCAGGTGCCCGTGCGGGGCCTCCCAGCGCGCCTGCTTTACCTTCGTCATCGCCGAGCGGGGGTTCTCCCCCAGCCGCGCCATCTGCAAAGTGACGATGTTGTCGCGCAGCCTGCCCGTTTTGACCGGCGCCCGGCCCTTGGCCTCGGACGTCATGATGTCCGCGCCTTCCTTCAAAACCGGCTCGGTCTTCGCCGACTCAACCTGCTTCGCCAGCCTGTTGAGCTGCGCGTAGAGCTCGTCCAGCCCCTCGATTCTTACATTCACCGTGTCGCTCAATCCAGCGCCTCCGAGTAGATGATCTGGATCTCCTTCCTGTCCTCCTTCGGGTGGATGATGCCGACGATGCTCAGTATCCTGCCGTTATAGTTCAACCTCATATCGGAGCGCAGCCCCTCGATGTAGCGGATCCTCACCCGGCCGTCGACCTTGGCGTCGTACTGCTTGGCCGCATAGTAGGTGCGTCCCGTGGCCGGCTCCAGCGCCGCCCAGACGGTGGCCCAGGCCGTCCAGACCAGCACCTCCTCGTTGAAGGTGTTGCGCGAGCGCGTGGCCTGCTCGATGATCACGCGCCGGTTCAGCTCGCCAGCCCTCACAGCACCCGCTCCATCCAGAGCAGCGCGTCGGCCGCCCTGGGCACCTCCTTGAGGTCCTTTTCGCTCACGGCCTCGCGGTTCTCGTACCAGTGGCCGATCATGAGCAGCATCGCCTGGCGCACCTTCTCGGGCATATAGGCCGAGCTGGCGCCGTAGCCCGCCACGAAGGTGATGCAGATGCCCTTGTGAGGGCGCAGCGTGTCCGAGGGCCAGCTCTCGCCGTACTGCAGGCAGAGCCTGCCCGGCTCGTTTTTCTCATCGGTAAAATAGGTATCCGTGCCCACGGGCGTCCCCGCTCCCGGCTCGTAGGCGTTGTGCTCCACTCCGTCGCTGTCGTAATACTTCATGGTGGTGATGGAGGCCAGCGGCGGCAGCGGTATCTCGATAAAATCGCCCGGGGGGAAAGCGTCCAGCCACAGCTCCCAGGTCTGCGTGATGTAGGCGCGGTTCTGAAAGGCCTCGCAGTATTCGCGCGCTGCTTTTATCAGGCTGGTGAGCAGCGTGTCCTCGGTGGTCGGATAGTTCTTTTTGACCACCGAGACGCCGAACTCGCAGGTGGCAGTGCCCACCGTGCAGACGACGCGGATGTAGCGCTTCGTGCCGGTGTACTCCTTCTCGTAGGTGGTGTTGTCGTTGGCGGTGGTGACCTGCGTGAAGGAGCCGCCCGTCCAGTCGGCCCAGGTGGAGCCGTTGTCGGACTCCTGGATCTTCACGTCGACGGTGCCGCCGGCGCCGTTGGTTCCCGATGAGAGCTCGACGGCTGCCGAGTATCCCAGTACCTCCACGGACGAGCCCAGCAGCGAGTAGGCTGCCGCGATGACGTGCGCGCCTGGCGCGATGGACTGCTCGCTGGAGACCTCGTCGGCGAACGAGCCGGAGTCCAGCCGCAGGTGCAGCTTTACCTCCGCGAGCGAAAGCGGTTCCACCGCCGGTGCCGAGCTGATTTTCAGAGCCATCTCATTTTCACCTCTTTGTCATTGCGCTTTTTAAAATGTCATTGCCACTTCCCCATGTCATTGCGAGGCACGCAGTGCCGTGGCAATCTCCGGGCGGGGCGTCAATCCCCCACCTGTTGCCGTGTGAGATCACCACGTCGGCTTCGCCTCCTCGTGATGACATGAAAGGGAAAATGTCATTGCGATCGAAGCGTGGCAATCTCAGGGAGGGGCAACTCATTTCCCCCTTTTCTTTTTCTTCGCGCCGGAACTCTCGCCTCCTTCCTTCTCCTCGTCCCCTTTTATTTCCCGGGAAATAATCCCGCCCGGGGCTTTTCCCGCGGCCTCATCCCGCGCAGTCCCGGCCGGTACCGGGTCCGCCGGGACTTCCTGCGGAGGGATAAAAGCCGGCCTCTCCGCCGTCTCCGGCGGGCGCAGGACGGCCGACTCCTTCACCGCGTCGGCGAAGCCCAGCTCCACGAGGCGCAGGGCCTCGGAGTCGGGCAGGGTTTCCACCCTGCCCGACCTGTCGATGCCGTTGATGATGACGTTCCTGTAGCGTACCGTGATCATTTAACGCGTGATTCTCAGGAAGATATCGCACCGGGTTGCCGCCGTCGGGGCTGCATCCACGTTAAACCTCAGCACGTCTCCTGCAGCGACCGTCTTCGTCCAGCCTGTCAGCGTGGAGTCCTGGTATTTGACCCCTTCCTGGATTTTAAGCTGGGCATCGGCTGTGATATTGTCCGTAGCCGTCGGCGGGTAGTTGGCATAGGTGTCCTTCCAGATTGAGACCGTGATGTTGTCGCTGGCGGAGAGGAACATCGTCGCCCGTGTGATCGTGCAAGCGAAAGGCACCTCGAAGTCACCCTGCACCCCCGCCCAGATCGTCGAGCCGTTATCGCCTATCTTGTAGGCGATGACGTCGGTCGTCAGCGCGTTGAGTTGCGTGGAGGTGGCCGTGCATTCCGCCTCGTCGTTGATCCTCGGGTTGTTGATGTATTTCACGGTGAGGGTCTGGTTGTCGGATGTGCCCACCAGCGTGCCGGTCGGCAGCGTCTTGGCCACCACAGTATTGATCTGTGTGGAGGTGGCCGTGCAGGTTGCCTCGTCGTTGATCCTCGGGTTGTTGATGTATTTCACGGTGAGGGTCTGGTTGTCGGAGGTGCCGACCACCGTGCCCGAGGGGGCTGTCTTGGCCGCCCAGGCATTGAGTTGCGTGGAGGTGGCCGTGCATTCCGCCTCGTCGTTGATCCTCGGGTTGTTGA